AACGTAAATCCAAAAATCAATTACTCAACAGGTGATATATTAAAAAATCACGATGGCCCATTAGCCAGTAAACTTATTGTTTGTTTAAGAGAGTTATCTAAATTAGGTATTACAGGCATACTACAAGGCGATTTATTATTTACAAAAGGTGATGTTAAAACAACTTCAATAGACGAACAAGATTATTATACATTTACACCAAACACAATCACATATGCCGTTGCCGTTAATAGTGAAATAGGTAAAAAAATATCACGTGCTCGATTAGGTATTGTATTTCATACATTATATTCAGGTAACAAAATGAATAGTCTAAAAGCTAGTTTTGGTTCAATAAGAGGATTTCCTACACTTTCATCAGTGTTTGTAACAGACGCCACTTACAAAGATGCTTCAGGTTCAGCAACATTTAATAAATCAGAAATGGCACAATTTGATAACATCATAGCGATGGCTGAAGGTTCTTTATACAAGTCAGAATCTATATTGAATGATTTTAATAGCACAGATCCTTTAGCAGTAGGTTTTAAACTTAAAACTTTTTTCAATTATTATATAAAAAACTCACAAGGCGATATGGCCAAAGTAAGAGAGTTAATAGAAATGTTTAGATCATATTACGCTAATATGTTGCAACAAGAAGTTGATGCTGTTTCAAAAGAAGAAACAAAAAACAAATATAGAAAAATAAGAGATGGTGGTTTAGATTATATAGACAAAAATAAAATTTCAATATACTTTGCTATTGCTACACATATATCATTGCAACGAGCAAAGAATTTTTTAATACGTAAGTTAAATCAAATACAATCAATAGGCCATTTTATAAGAACGTCAGATGGATTTAGAGTTACAAATCCAGAAGGATATGTGGCCGTTGATAGAGTGAGGGGTGCCGTTAAACTTGTTGATAGGCTAGAGTTTAGCAGAGCAAATTTTCAAATAGCCAAAGATTGGGTAAAAGGGTAATATGAAAACATTTAAAGACTACGAAAAGAAAAAAGAAGAAATAGATCAGATTTGTGAAAATATGAAATATGATGATTTAATACAAGAAGAATCTGAATATCAAGGTAAAAAAGTAACACTAAACAATCCATTTAGAACACCAGGTGGGCCTAAAAAGTTTTCTGTATATGTAAAGAATGCTAAAGGTAATGTTGTTAAAGTTAATTTTGGTGACCCTAATATGGAAATTAAACGAGATGATCCTGAAAGAAGAAAATCTTTTAGAGCAAGACATAACTGTGATAATCCAGGACCTAAAGACAGTGCTAGATATTGGAGCTGTTACCAATGGAGATCAGGAGCAAAAGTAGATAGCTAAAATGAAATCATTTGAACAAATACTTTCAGAAGGCTTATATGATCCAGGTATATTTAAGGCTTTCTTTTTAGCCGGTGGGCCAGGCTCAGGCAAGTCATTTGTTGCACGAAACGTTTTTACAGGTACAGGATTAAAGTTTGTAAACTCAGATATATTCTTTGAAAAAAGTTTAAGAGATGCTGGATTATCATTAACACTACCTGATGAAGAACAATATTTTAGAGATATGTTAAGAACAAAAGCAAAAGCTAAAGCAGAAAATCAGGCCTCTCTTTATGTAAAAGGTAGATTAGGTTTAGTAGTAGATGCAACAGGTAGAGATTATAATGTAATACACAATCAAGCAAGTCAATTAAAACAATTAGGTTATGATTGTTATATGATATTTGTAAATACAAGTTTAGAAGTGGCATTAGAAAGAAATGCTAAAAGAGAAAGAACAGTGCCAGAATATGTTACAAGAACATCTTGGCAAGGAGTGCAAAACAATATTGGTAAATTTCAAAATTTTTTTGGTATGGAATATTTTATAGTTGTAGATAACAGTAAATCAGAACAAGAATTAATTACACAAACAATGAATAAAGTAAATGCAATTGTAAGAAGATATTTAAATACACCAATTAAAAGTTATATTGCTAAAAGATGGATGGCAAAAGAAAGAATGGCGAGAAGAAAAGATGTTTAGATTAATACAAGAAGCAGTAATAGATATACCTAGACGAACATACGCCAAAGGTGTATTTGATGATGCTGATACAAATAATCCAAAATTAAAACAAGGTGTATTAGATATTATAAACAATCAAATTAAACAATTCAATGAAATAAAGCCGGTGTTAAAATATAGTTTAGTAGGTTCTATACTTACAAAAACATATAGAGATGATGCTGATTTAGATGTAAATGTTTTATTTGATGTGCCATTACCAGATAGAGATGTGATAAGAAAAGAATTAGCCAAGTCATTAAGAAACATTAATGGTACATTGGTGCCAGGAACAAAACATCCTATTAACTATTATATCATTACAGATCCAAACGTAAAAGAAACAAACGATAAAATGGCCGATGCTGTATTTGATATTAAAAATAATACTTGGATAAGAAAACCAAAAGAATTTAAATTTGACGCTAAACGTTATGCCGCTGATTTTGAAAAAAAAGTTAAAGAGATAGATGTAGTACAAGGCGAATTAAAAAGAGATTTAATAGACTATAAAGAATTAAAAGAATTAAGTCCTGATGATGTATTAGACTTACAAGAATTAATAAATGAAAAATTAGATGAAATAGAAGATAGCATAAAACATTTAGTAGATATAGGAAACACAGTATTAAAAGATAGAGCAGATGCTTTTGCTACCGATATGACACCTGAAGAAATAAAAACCTTTGGTAGAAAAAATCAATTACCTAAAAATGTTATCTATAAGATGTTAGAAAAATACCATTATTTAACTTTCTATAAAGAATTAAAACACATATTAGAAGATGGAGAAGTAACAGACGCTGAAATTAGTTCTATAACAACCGAAAATAAAGAAGATGATACAGCAATAATGTACAAATTAATGGGTAGAGCAATGAAAGCTATGCCAGGTTCTATTATACAAAAAGAAATTATAAAACAATTAAATGTTTATAGAAAAAAATTAGGTATGGAACCTATAACAGAAGAATTAAATAAATCTTTTGCATTTACTTTTGGTAGATTTAATCCACCAACAATAGGCCACGAAAAATTAATAAGAACAGTAGCCAATCAAGGTGTAGATTATAAAATTTTTATAAGCAGATCACAAGACTCAAATAAAAATCCACTATCACCATCAGATAAATTAAATTATATGACTAAAATGTTTAAAAACTATGCTAGTCATATTATGGTTATGCCTACAAATATGGTATTAGAATTAGCAACAAAAATTTATAAAATGGGTTATAGAAGCATAATTATGGTTGTTGGTAGTGATAGAGTAAGAGAATTTGATACAATACTAAACAAATACAATGGTGAAAAAAATAGACACGGTTATTATAATTTTAAAAAAATAAATGTAGTGTCAGCAGGCGAAAGAGATCCTGATGAAGAAGGCGTAACAGGTATGAGTGCTAGTAAATTAAGAGATTTTGTTAAAAGAGGAGATTTTAAGAATTTTAAAAGAGGAGTACCTGGTAATCTATCAGACAAAGAAACAAAACAATTATTTTTTGACATAAGAAAAGGTATGGGATTATCCACATTTATTGGAGGTACTGAAGATGAATCAGCTTGGGACGCTTATGGCGGAACTGATCTTAAACCAATTGTTAGTTTAGAAACTTTTGAAGCACAACAAGTAAGAGACTTATACATTAGAGAAATGATATTCAATATTGGAGAACAAGCACATAACTCCAAATTAGATATAAAAGGAAAAGTAGTAAGACGAGGAACAAATTACATTGTATTAGAAGATACAAACAATAATTTACATAAATCTTGGATTTGGGATTGTGTACCTATATCATCAGATAAAGAAGTGGCTGTAAGAGAATACAATTTAGATGTTGATTATGGTTTTACAGCTGTATCTGAAATACAAGAAAAGGCCGGCCATACCGACCGATTACCACAAGACAAATCAGTGAGTAAAGAACCAGGCACACAGCCTAAAAAATATTATAAAGATTTATCAAAATCAGATAAAGAAAAAAGAGCGGCTCATTTTAGAAGCCAAGATACAACAAAAGGGCCTTATAAATCGGCCCCTGGCGATGAAAAAGCCAAAACAAAACCAAGTATTCATACTTTAAAGTATAAAAAAATGTTTGGTGAATTAAGGAAAGAATTGACACGTATGACAGATATAAAAAAAGAAGCTTATGATACAGGCCACGATTGGGCACAACATACTTCTAAGATGACACCAGGAGAACCTAATTATGACCCCAATTATCAAGGTTCTTCATATAAACCAAGTAAACCTGAAGATAATAATAAACAGGTAACTACACAAGATATAGAGGATTGGGCAAGTTCAAGTGAAACAATAGATAAATATAGAGAAAGGTACGGCGATAATTACCAAACAAAGATTGAAGAAGTAAAAACCAAGATGATGTCTTTTAAGGATTACGCTAAAAAATAATATGAGTTTTATAAAAGAATCTTACTTAGCATATAAAAAAGTACAAGAAGCTGCAGACCACGAAATATCAATGGCTCGTGGTGAATTAGAAGCTATCGCTGATAAAGCAACACAACTCGCTTCTATGCTGCAAGGTAAATCGGATGAAGGAAATCCTTTAGAAGCTTGGGTACAGTCTAAAATTACAAAAGCAAAAGACTATATTAATTCAGTATCAGATTATATGATGTATAATCCTAAAATAAATGAATCATACGAATTAGAAGAAAACACTTTTGAAAAAATTTACCAAATGCAACAAGATGGTAAATCATCAGAAGATATAGCAAAAGAATTAAAATTAAATCCAGCATTAGTTAAAAAAGTATTAGGTGAACAAGTAGAATTACAAGAACTTACAGATGCACAAATTGCTCAACTTAAAAAAGAATACGATCCATTAAAAGGTAAAACAATTACTACTTCACAATATCAACAATTAAAAAATATATTGTTTAAACTACAAGATGGTGATTTAGAAAAATTACAAAAACAAAATATACCATTTGCTTCAACAGGAGCTGGTTCAATATTAAGAGTAAGAAAATC